CACCTACGAACTTCGCCTTCTTGCAGAACCAACCCAACCAACAACCACCGCTTCAGGCATACGTCGTTGGAACGCAGGTGTCGAGCAACTTAGAGGCGCAACAATTAATTCAAAACCAATCTCGCTTAGGCGGTTAAAAAAAACAATATGAAAAAAATTAAAGTAATTGAATACGGAATCGACGACGCTGGTCTGTTGGGCGTGTTCGCGATAAGCGTTGTTGAACAACCTGCAATCGGTGTTGACTTCGTCGCACTTTCAGAACAACACTCTGTAAAATTCAAAGAAGATTTCAGAGGTCTTTTGTATGGAGCGTTACTTATTCCCGATCAACTCATTTACAGACGCGACGACAAGACCGAAGAAGAATACTATGTGAAGTATTCGAAGGACACCATTCGCGCTATTGCTTACAACTACTTAAAGCAAAACATGACCAACAACGCAACGGTTGAACACGCGAAAGTTGTTGAAGGTGTTTCGCTTGTTGAAACATGGATCATTGAAGGCGAAAACGACAAGTCTAAAAACTTCGGCTTCGACCTACCGGAAGGCACTTGGTTCGGTTGCATGAAAGTCGAGAACGACGACGTGAAGCAACAGATACAAAACAAAGAAGTGTTGGGTTTCTCAATCGAAGGAAACTTTGCCGTTGAGAAAGAAATGTACATGAGTAAGCACGACGAATTTGCTGCCATTCTTGACGAAATAAACGAACTTCTAAAAGGCGAGTAATGAATATCGAAGCAGGTGGTTTCCTGAAGTTGGAACTATTCAACGATGACGCTACTCTGTTTCTTAACGCACTCACCAAGATAACGGACGAGAGCGGTAAAATGGGTTTTAAGACGTACGGATTGGACGAAGACGAAGTAAGGGTACTGAACACCATTCTTGAAAATTTAGGATAAAAAAAACGGAGGGTAACTACTCCCTCCGTCAAACCTAAAATCAAATTCAACCTATGAAAAAGCGAATTACGAAACAAATATACCTCTTTTTATATATACTAATCAAACAAACAATTAACAGAATTATGAACTTAAGAGAAAAAGTAAACGCTCTTTTCGCTAAACACAATGTTAGCCTATCTGCTGAAGAAGTAGTTGAGGTGAAGCAAATGGTTGAGGCGATACTTGAGGACGGAACAAGCATCTATTCAGACAGCGACGTTTGGGCTGCTGGTGTTCGTGTATTCGGCAAAGACGCAGACGGAAACGAAGTCGCGTTAATGGACGGAGAATACAAGACCGCAGAAAGCATCATCGTGGTTGTTGCTGACGGTGTTGTGACCGAATTGAAACCAATGGAAGAAGAAGCTCCAGAGGTTGAAGTAGTAATCGAAGAAGAACAATCTTCGACTGAATCACTAAGCGCAGAGGTTGAAGGACTTTTGTCGTTAGTTGCAAAGTTAGAAAGCGAACTTTCAGAAGCTAAAAAAGCGAATGAGAATCTTTCTTCTGAAGTAACAAAATTAAGCGCACAGCCTGCCGCTACTTCTATTAAAGAAGTAAAGCAAGCAAAACAAACACCTTCTAAGCCATATCACAAAATGAGCGCAGAAGAACGTTTCTTATTCAATCTTAAAAAATAAAAAAACAAACAATAAAAAATGGCTACTACAACAAGTTTAACTACGACCTACGCAGGTCGTGAAGCGGCAGGATATATCCGCGCTGCATTTTTAAGTAACGAGTCTTTGGCTGCGGTTACAATCAAAGAGAACATCGAATACAAGCAAGTTGTTCGTCGTTTAGTTGACGACGTAACTTTCGCAAATGCTACTTGTGACTTTACAGCAACAGGAACGGTAACACTTTCCGAGCGTATCTTAACACTTGAAAAATTCCAAGTTCACAGACAATTGTGCAAAAATACGTTTTTAATCGATTGGGAATCGCGTTCAGAGCAGAACAACGAACTTCACGCTTCTTTGAGTGATGCTTTAATTGCTAACGTAATGGCAGGTGTTGCAGCACGCAACGAGGTCTTGATATGGCAGGGTGTTAACGCTAACGCTGGTGAGTACGCAGGTTTCGAAACTTTGTTCTTGGCTGACGGAAATGTTCTTGATGTATCTTCTCCTGAAGCTATCACTTCTGCAAATGTTATCGAGGAAATGGGACGTTTAGTTCTTACCCTTCCAACGCGCGTTCGTCGTGCAACTGAGAAGCCTGTTATCGCGGTTTCTTCAAACGTTGCTGAAGCATACAGAAGCGCAATTCTTGGTCTTGGTGGTGGTTACTACTTGTATCAAGGAGAATCAGTTGTAATGAACTGGCAGGGACAGTATGACGTTATCGAATGTCCTGGTATGTCTGACGACACAATGGCTTTCTATCAGAAGTCGAACCTATGGTTCGGTACTAACTTGTTAGACCAATGGAACACCGTTGCGCTTTTGGATATGTACCAATACGACCTTTCTGACAACGTTCGTTTCGCTTGTTCTTTCTTCGCAGGTGTACAATACGGTTTCGGTGACGAGATTGCATTCTACCAATATACTGCCTAATCAATACCATTCTAACCCTTGCATAATAGAGGTAGCGGCATAAACACCGCTCCTCTTTTGTGCTAATAAAAACATACAAATATGGCATGTGAATTAAGCACAGGTTTTACACTCGATTGCAAAGACGGCATCGGTGGAATTAAGCAAATCGTTTTGTTGGATCAAAATTTAGTTACAGGTATAACCTTAGACGGTTCTGAAATAATCACAGCAATTGCTGGTCCAACAGATGCAGATTTGTATACTTACGAATTACCTACTCAAACAGGATCGTTTGAAGAAACAATCAACTTCAATCGCGATGCGGGTACTATTTTTTACACGCAGACGGTGAACATCATGTTAAACAAATTAACCGCTGCAAAGCGTCTTGAATTGCAAAGCGTTGCACAAGCTCGCGTAATTGTTTTTGTAAACGACACAAACAACAATTGGTGGGCTGTTGGTTATGAGTACGGAGCAGACCTTTCAACAGGAACAGCAGGAACTGGAACTGTGTTGGGAGATATGAATGGCTACACGTTAGCGTTCACTCACGAAGCTGCAAAGCGCGCTTACAAATTGAGCGGAACACCTGCTTCAGTTATAGCGTAATCAAAAAACTTTTACACATAGAGGAGCAACGCGCTCCTCTGTGATGTAATTTTAACGTAAAGGAAAGATAGAATGGTTTATCTCAACACAAACACAGCGAATCAATACGCGTGGCTTTCGTTAGACGAAGGACGTGCCTATTTCAACGTTGCCTTTACTCATTACCTTCTTGTCATGACTTACGAAATGACAGGTGAACAACTCGCGCAAGTGGTCGAAGTAATAAACGAGAACGAACGCGTAACTAAAATAAGACTTACAACAGTTGGTTTGGTCGATGCAGGACGTTATCATTACGAAGTTTACGGACAAAACAGCAGTAGCAATATAGATCCTACCAACGCTTCCGTCGTTGGTTTGATTGAGAAAAGTTTAATGATACTTCAAGACGGAACAATTTTCTTTGACGTTTCTTCACCGACAATTCCTGTCGATGTAATTTATACAGGCGCATAACATGAGCAACATACAAGCAATAAATTTATCAGCATACGAACCAGTTGAAGCAATTGAAAAAGAGAATCGCGCGGGTTGGATTGACTACGGTTTCAACAATTTATTTCCGCAGCACCTTATAACGCTTTACTACAATAGCCCTATTCATAACGCGTTGACGAACTCAATTGCTTACATGATTGAGGGCAAAGGTACCGGTACGATTCTCGACAACGCTTTACAAGGAATTGCTTTCGACTTAAAGTTGCAAGGTTCATTTTGTGCTGAGGTGATATGGTCGTTGGACTTCACTCGCATTGTACAAATCAACCACTTGCCGTTCGAAAATTGCAGACTTGCATACGACAAAGACGAAGACGACATTACAGGAATTTTCTATTCAAAAGATTGGGCTAATACAAGAAGCAAAAAAGGCAAACCCGAATTTATTCCCGCGTTCAATCCATCCATTGCGCAAGAACAACCAAGACAAGTTATTTACGCGCACGGCATGATGGCGGGAAGTTCGTACTACGCGAAGCCTGACTATTTCGGTGCGTTGAATTACGTTGAGTTGAGCTATCAAATGGGAATGTACCACGTCAACAACATTTTGAATGGTTTATTCCCTTCATTCATTATTAACTTCTTGAACGGCATACCGCAGAAAGAAGAACGCGAAGCAATTCGTCGCGAATGGGAAACAAGATTAAGCGGTGCAAGCAACGCGGGAAAGTTCTTGATGACTTTTAACGAAGATCCTTCACGCGCTCCACAGATTCAAGACTTCCCTTTGTCGGACGCTGATAAGCAATATCAATTCTTAAGTGAAGAAACAGCGAAGCAAATTATGGTAGGACACCGCGTTGTTTCACCATTGATTCACGGCATACGCGACACGACAGGCTTCGGTTCGAACAAAGACGAAATGGTTGTTGGTTTAGAGATATTCAACAACCAAGTAATCAAACCATATCAAAGAATCATCGAGCGTGTTTTCACTCCGATTTTGGGAGAAATAAACATTGAAATGAACTCGCCATTCAACGACGAAGTTGTTGTTGTTGAACCAACGGTGCAAACTGCTGAATTAAAAAAAAAAGTAGTTGCTGCTGAAAATGATTTTTCAGACGAACAAGGTCGTGTTTGGATTAACGCCCTAAAAGAGAAAGGTGAAGTTGTTGATTTGAACGAGTGGGAATTATTGAGCGAAGAAGACGTTACAGATCCACACAACGAAGCTAATTTCAGACAAGAATACATGAGTGTTCGCGATTACGCAAACGCTGATGAAAGGTCTCCATTTGGCGACACAGGGCTTTATAAATTACGTTATGCTTACTCGCAGAATTTGAGCGAAGACAGTCGTGAGTTTTGTCAAGAAATGGTCGGTTTATCACAATCAGGATTGTCATTTCGTTTTGAAGACATTGAAAAAATGAGCAAAGACCCCGACATTAATCCAAACTTCGGACCAGGCGGTTCAAACACTTACGATATATTTATTTGGAAGGGTGGCGCGTTTTGTCATCACTTCTGGAAGCGTCAAATTTATATCAGAAAAAGAGATTCAAAAGGTCGTGTACTTCCAAACAACGGACTTGAAAACGATAAGCGCGTAGGTAATAATCCATTTGTACCACAAAAAGGCGCAGAAGGTGTTGCGCCAATTAACACACCAAGCAGAGGTTCAATTAAATACTCATAAAAAATGGCACTACAACCCGAAGTTCTACTTATTGACGAAAACTATATTAAAAAATATACATGGATTAACGGTTCAGTTGACCCTCTTTTGATGTATCCTGCTATCTATTTGGCGCAGGACAAGTACGCACAACTATATCTTGGAACTGACCTTTACAATCGCATCAAAGAAGACGTTGTGAACGACGACATCACGGGCGCATACGCGACGCTTCTAGACAATTACTTGCGTCGAATGATAATGTGGTGGACGATGTACGAAGTGTTGCCTCATTTGTACGTTAAAACCGACAATGGAAGTTTAGTAATTCGCACAAGCGAAGACACTCAACCTATCTCACAGACCGACTTGCAAAACTATCGCGATCAAGCGCGTCAACAAGCGATGTTTTACACGCAGAGAATGGTCGACTTTTTGTGTCAGAACTCGAGCGACTTTCCAGAATACACAACGAACACAACAAACCAAATTTGGTCGCAGACAAATGTTTATCCGTCGAACGCTTTCGAGATTAGCGACGGACGTGACAGACGACCATACGAATACAGAAGACCGGGACTTGGATGGATTAGATAACTAAAAAATAAAACATGGCTACAAGGGGACGAAAGAAAGACATGGTAAAACAAAAGATTTACGAAGAAAAGTTTCGTAAGTATTTAGTAAGAAAAGAAAAACAAATAAAGAAGTTGTCGAATGAAAGTTAACGCAGAAGGATATTCACTAATCAAGAAGTTTGAAGGTTGTCGATTGAAGGCTTATAAGTGTCCTGCTAACGTATGGACGATTGGTTTCGGAAACACTTTCTATGAGAACGGCGACCGCGTGAAAGAAGGCGACGTAATCACGCAACAACGCGCTGACGAATTAGCGAAGTTTATCATTGACCAGTTCGCCGTTTCAATTGCACCGTTCATTTTGCAACCACTCAACGACAACCAATTTAGCGCGTGTGTTTCACTTGCGTACAACATCGGAACAAGTGGGTTCAAACGTTCGTCTGTATTCAAGAAACTAAACGTCAACCCTAACGACGCAACAATAGCTGATTCTTTCAAACTTTGGAACAAGGGCGGTGGTGTTGTATTGAAAGGTTTGGTTCGTCGTCGTGAAGCTGAGATACAACTATACTTCAAATGAACACAGAAAACGAAATTACTTTGATACACGAACAATTACAGGGCATGGATAAGAAGATTGACCGTATTTACCACGTGTTGATTGGTGACGACGAAATGAAAATCGAAGGTCTTGTTAGTAAGGTTCAAAAGCACGACAAGTATATCCAGAACCAAAGATTGCAGGTTGCTCGATTGAGTGGTATTGCAACCGCCGCTGGTGTCATTGGTGGGTTAATCGTTCAGTTCATTGTCAAAGTTTTATGAAGGAGTGGTTGGTTTCGATGTTAAGTAATTGCTCGAAGGTTTCAAGTAAGCGTGTTATTGCTATATTTGTTGTCATTAACCTAATCGTTTTTAGTTATGTTGCTACGTTTACGCATTATGTTTGTCCAATTGCAATGTACGACACGCTCGCATTGTTGACAGGTGGAATGTTTGGTGGCACTGTGATTGAAAAGTTTACTAAATCAAAAGCAAATGACAAAGGAACTAACGACAGCACGACAGATAGCAGCGGAGATATGTAGTAAGTTTTCAGAAACACCTACGCTTACCTTAGCGAAAAAGTTGTTTACTGAATATCCTGAAGTCTATAAAGACACCGAACACGCGAGGTCTTTCATTCGCACAATTCGTGGAAAGAATGGCGAATTAAAAAGAAAAACCACAATAGATAAAAAATTGTTCGAAGAAAAAACACGACCACTCAACCCATTTGCACTTCCGAAGTCTTACGCAAAGAAACGTAGACACGTCGAAGTGAAGGGAACGAAGTTCTTGATTCTTTGCGATTTGCACTTTCCTTACCAGGACAACGAAGCTATTGAGTGCGCTATAAATGAAGGAATGAAACAGGGCTGTGATTCAATCATTTTGAACGGCGACGCGTTGGATTGTCACATGATTAGCGACTTCGTCAAGGATCCACGCAAGCGTAAATTCAAAGACGAACTTTATTCAATCCGTCAATTCCTTGCGTCTTTCAGACACACATTCCCAATGGCGAACATTTACTACAAAGAAGGCAATCACGAAGAAAGATATTGGAGATATATGCGCATCAAAGCACCTGAGTTATTCGACATTGACGCGTTCGACTTTCCAACACTAACGCATTGCGACAAACACGACGTGAAATGGATTGACGGAAAGAGCAAACTGAATATCGGTAAACTTTCAATCTTTCACGGACACGAGTTCGGCAAACAATTCCTACCGTCTGTCAACGTAGCGCGTGGTTTATTTATGAAGACTAAGGTGTCCGCGCTTTGCGGACATCATCACCAGACAGCAGAACACAACGAGCGCGACGCTAACGGTAAGTTTATTACTTGTTGGGGTGTTGGTTGCTTATCTGAATTATCTCCTGACTACAACCCTTATTCGAAGTACAATCACGGGTTCGCAATAGTCGAGAAAGGGACGAATGGAAACTACAGCGTAAAGAACCACAGAATACACGAAGGAAAAATACTATGAACAGAAATATACTCGCAGCGATACTGCTATTTATCGGAACATCAATTCTTTGGTTGGTGTTGTGTTGGAATTGGTGGGGACGACCTGTTGCAAATAATACAACAACTGAAATTCAGAAACAAGATAGCGTCATAAACTACAACGCTGGCGAATACGACCGACTACTTCAAGAACAAATTGAACTTTACAAACAACTGAGAACGTATGAAGATGCTCAACTTGCAGCCAAAACCACCTATAAAAGAACTCGTTCTGCTATTGTTGTTCGAGATACTATTTATAGGGTTGATGTTATCCGTTTGGTGAACTCCTGCGACAGCGTTATTGCGTCCGATTCGCTTGTTATTGACAACCTCAAAGAACAATTAAACATCGAAGAACAAAAGATTGACAACTTGCAAGAAGTGGTGGTTGCTTATGAACAGAAAGAAGACATATTGAGCGAAGAAATAAACACTTTGAATGCTGATAAAAAGAAATTAGAGAAACAAAAAAAGCGCAGAAACCGCGCCTTAGTGTTTACTTCAAGTGTCGCTATTTTGTCGACGTTTGTTCTTGCAATTTTACTTTAGATTCAGGAATATAAAACTTCATTGAGAACTGGATTGCTTCGCTTAAAAATATGTTGCGACTGTTCTCACCTCTCTTTTCGTCAATCTCGTTCCACAGGTCTTTGTGAAGGTACACGCAGATACCTTTCTTAGTTTTGCTCTGAGCCATCTTCTTTTGTTTTAGTCATCATTGAACCAATCATTAACGCTAAGTAGATTTTCTCTTTTGCGTTCAAGTCTTTGCGTTGCGAAAGTTCCAGAAGAATATCTCCGAGAATCTTTCCCTGTTGAAAATAGGTTGCGATTGAATTAACGATTTCGCGCTCACGATCGTAAGTCATTTTGAGCGTTTCGTAAAGTGGTGTGTTTTTCATTATGCTAAATTATTAAATTGTTTTTATCCGACAACATATTGTCCGTAAGAAGGATTAAGTTCAAAATACATTCTCATCATTATAGCGTCAGCAACGTCTGGTGAAATACCTTCGCGGTTCTTAATAACGTCTTTCGGTGTAACCATAAGTTTTCCGTCAACGTCAGCGCGGTGTCGTTTAATCATTTCAAGCTCACGCACGATTTGTTCTTTGCGCGTACTGGATAGAATCGTTACCTTGTTTTCTTCAACGTACTGAGCCAACTTGTAGTAACATTCGCTCTTTAAGTTTTGATATTGCGGGTGTTTTGGTTTTGATCCGTTTTGAAAGCCGACGCATTTAAGATAGTCAACCGCACCCGCGCCAATTCCGTCTTCATCTGCGATAACATTTTGAAGAAGAATTGAGTGGTCCTTCATTACAACACGAATCTTGTTTACTACTTCGTCAATGGCCGCACGATTCATTTCAATTATGTCAATGATAGTTAGACCTTCCCATACGCAAATAATGGTTCTGTCCTTCCCGAATCGCGCGATGTCGGCTGTGATATACTTCTTGCCTTCATTGATTACTTCGTTGCGAAACATTCGTAGCAAGTTCTCCGTTTGAAACAACTTGTCGCTGTCGTCGTCGAACTCCCAGTTACCTTCGAGCAGACGTTTGCGGTCATATTCAGGAAGGCGACGCAAGGATTCAATGTAAGCAACCGGTAAGAATGGATTGTCCTGCGGTAACGCCTGAACAAATGCTCGGTGTGAAGGTAGTTCGTTGCGGTTGTTCTTCATGTAGAACTCGTTATACAACCAACCCTTTGACGGATTGCAAGAAAGAAAACCTTTGGGAATAAGACCAAATTCGTTCAACTTGTAACGGCATCTGGAGTGAACAATGCTGACCGCTTTTTCTGTTACTTCGGAACATTCGTCAACGAAATAGTCTGTGATTTCAAGCGACCCTAATGAATTGTAGTTTACATCTGAGGGGTAAGCCTGCAAGTCTTTTAGGACAATTTCGCTTCCGTTAAAGAACTTAATTATATTCGATTGACCGTTGAAGGTATAATGTTTATTTGCTATCAATCCAAACTCTTCCGCTGTTTCAAAGAACGTGTTTAAGGTCGTCTTTTTTAAGTTGTCTAACTTTGCACGTCCAATTAAAGAACGCGTCCCTGCGTACTTTAAACGACGTTGTATCTGCCACATACAACCGAACTTGGTCTTCCCACCTCCTGCCGCGCCACCGTAAAGTAATTGTTCAACGATGCTATCGGTGTTCAAATAGTTTAACGCTTCAACTTGACGCGGCAGGTATGTTGGTTTGTAAGGTTGCATTATTTTACATTTAGATTTTTCACCACTTTAATTTTAGGTTTGGTGAAGTTTTTTACTATATATAATTCTGCTTCTTCAATAGTTTCAAAAGACATATCAACGCGCATTCCATAGAATTTATAAATGTATTCAGTAATCCAACCACACCACTTTTTGCGTTGCACTTTGTATATCTTTTGAGCGCAATGTTCTTGCGAAACAATTCTTAATTTATTCATTAAAATAGTTTTAGTTGTAGTTTTTGTAACCTGTCCATTTCAGCAATTACCTTGAAAATTTCATAAGCAACCTGTGGAACGATTGCATTTCCATAACCCTTTATAGATTCTTGTCGCCACTTTGGAAAGGTAATTCCGTCCAATTGGGTGGGAAGCCCATCATCTCCGCCACAAATCGGGGATTGAGATGGGAAGGTTTTCCATTTTTTTGTGACATGTAATGTTTCAAATCCGTATGTCTTGGGTAATTTTGGCTTATTTTGTTCGTTCCCCCATGATAATCTGAAGCTGTCGGGGTTGGAAGTAAACCCATTTCTAACATTCTCGGAAGTGTCATTGAATGCATTGATCCCTCCTTCACTTGGCTGCTCTTCATTGTCGCGCTCGCATTCGTGCTGTCGAATACTGTCGGAGTTGGAAGCATTCCTTTCCATTCTATTGACTCTTGATAAGTCATTTTGTAATCCATTTGCTTCGAAACCAAGTAATGAATCTTTATTATTTCCCAATCCTCTATTGATGGATAACTGAAACCCATCTGATCCATCCTGAACCAATGTTCTATTTTCGTTGCTTTCAAATTTAGTTTCTCCGCTAATTCTTTCGCTGTCCCCAAAGTTTTTATCCATTCTACAAATTCCATTTGAGATGGCAGCTTGGTTCGCTTCACAAATTCTTTTGATGCAAGTTCCATCGCAAGAGCAGGATTTTCCTTCAAAATTTCCATTTGTATTGCATCCGTTAAAGTCTTTTGTATTTGCTGACCAGAGTTTCGCATTGTCGCTCCCATTAACATTTTCGCTGCTCCTGTCATATCTCCATTCTTGCTGCTGTCCATACACGTTGGAGTCGGAAGTAATCCCAAACTGGCTTTCCCACTCAGCATTGATGCTGTTCCGTCTGACCTCTTCTGACCTTTCCAATCTCCTGCTATTGGAGTAGGTAGCATTGTAAGCGACGAACCAAATTCTATCTCTGCGATGTGGCGCACCGACACCTGCTGCTGCAAGTAATATCGGTTGTACTTCGTACCCTTGACTTTCCAAGTCAGTACACACTTCTTCGAAGACCACTCCCCCGTTCCAATTAGTAAGTCCACGAACGTTTTCGCCCACGACGTAGGTCGGCTTAATCTCTGAAATTGCTCTGAGCATATGCGGCCAGAGATGTCGCTCGTCCTCTTTCCCAAGTCGCTTACCTGCGCTTGAGTAAGGTTGGCAAGGAAAGCCCCCTGTGAGTATATCAATTGTTCCTCTGTGAATAGAGAAATCTGTCTTTGTAATGTCTTCATAACTAATTGAGTTTGGAAAATAATGACTTAAAACTTTGCGTGGAAAAGGCATCCACTCACAATGGAATGTATTGTTCCATCCCATCCATTCGGCAGCTAAATCAAAGCCACCTATTCCGCTAAACAACGATCCGTGATTCATTGCTTCGACAAGTATAATTTGTACAACTCACGCATACCTTCAAACCGAATTGATTCTTTGAGCAACATTCTTTTGCGGTCGCTCATTCTCTCAACCATTGGTTTGTTCAACTGTTGTTCGAAGTAAATGTTCTTCTTCGCGTTTGCTTTGCACAACCTGTATTCTTCTTCGGTGAAGGTGTCAGCGGTTATCTGTTTGCTTTCTTCGAGCCACCTCATTAAAGACACCGCACGAATCTCGATAACCGTGTATTTTCCTTTTTTATAGTTGTGCAAGTCTTCCGCTAACATTCTTCTCCAGCTGTCGTCGTTAATAGCCATTTCTTTTTCTTTTAGTTGTTTAGATTCTTCTTCTTTTGATTCTGCAATCTCTCTCTGAATTTGCAGGTTTGCTTTGTCGCGGTGTGGTTTGTAGTGCGTCAACACGTCACCAATGAACGACACACTCAACGCTCCGAAGTGTTCGCATTTCTTTGACAGTTCGTTTGCTGCGTTCAATTCAAACGCTAAGTTGAAGTGTTCGAATGTAACCCAACGAAAGTGTTTACCTATGAACTCATGCAACATTTGCAACAGTTGCGCTTCAGGAAGCGCGATGCCGTACATGGCGCACACCTTAGAACATAACTTTACGAACGCGGGTAGTTCGTAATCGGCAACGAACGCGCTTTCGCGCTCTGCACGATCAACCCTTTGTGTAGTTGTGAGCGTCGTTGTAGATGCGTTGCGCAGCATCGGAATCGAATTTTCCATTTTTGATTTTAGTGTTTTGGTTTGTAGTTACAAAGGTAGACAAGTCCCACTTGCGGACGGCTGCCTTCCAGTCTTTCATTTGATTGCGTCCGACCTTCCAACCGTTTGCTTCGTAGTGAGCGTGGAATTTCTCGGTAAACTTCAGCGCGTCGTCGTTGCTTAGTTTCTCACAGGCATAGTCGAAGATTTCGACAACCGTTGGTTTGACGAATGGCGACTTCTTTTCTTTTGCTATTAGCGTTGGTGCGGTTGGAACGGACAAGCGAATAAGTATGTCGTTTATCTTTTGTTCCTGTTCCTTCATTTGCGCTTCGAGAATCTCAATTCTCTTTTTGAGTTGTAAAATTAGCATCATGTTTTTGTTTTTTAATCTAACCAAAATTCACCAGACGCTTTTGCAATCTGCTCCTTCTCCATTTGCTTGGCTTGTTTATATAAATCTTGAATAAGTTTATCGGTTAAATTTAAAGTCTTATAATTCTTCAAATTTTTATAAAACCATTGAACCGCAGTTTGTTTCTTTTCCATAGTTATTTAGTTTTTTAGTTAGTCCCAACCTTCGC